ATGCTGAACGACGCGAAGGTGAAGGCCGCCAAGCCCCAGGCGAAGGCGTACAAGCTGGGAGATTCGCACCAGCTCTATCTGCTCGTGAGCACGAGCGGCGCACGGCTGTGGCGCATGAACTATTCGGTCCGCTCGTCGCCCGCCGAATCGCCGAAGCAGAAAACGCTGGCGCTTGGCACCTACCCGGCCATGTCGTTGGTCGAGGCTCGCCGTCGGCGCGATGAAGCGAAAGAGATGTTGCGCAAGGGCATCGATCCCGCGCTGCAGCGCAAGGTCGACGTGCTGGCCACGGCCGAGGCCAACGCGAACACCTTCGAAGTCGTCGCGCGCGCCTGGCATGCGAAGCAGAAGGCGCGCTGGTCCGCCATCCACTCGAAGGACGTGATCGACAGCCTCGCCGAGAACATCTTCCCGGTGATCGGGGCACTGCCCATTGCGTCGATCAAGGCGCCGAAGCTGCTCGAGCTGCTGACGGCTGTCGAGGAGCGCGGTGCAATCGAGACGGCGCATCGCATCCGGCAGCGCATCTCATCGGTGTTCGTCTACGCGATCGGTGCCGGCCTCGCCGAATACGACCCAGCCGCGAGCCTCGGCATGGCGCTGCGGCCGAAGCCGCGGTCGAAGAAGCAGTCGGCGATCACCACTCTGCCCGGCCTGCAGCAGATCCTGATCGATTGCGAGGCCGAGCGGTGCCGAGCGGCCACGAAGCTGGCGATGCGCCTTATTGCGCTGACGGCGGTGCGGCCCGGCGAACTGCGGCACGCGCGGTGGGAGGAATTCGAGGACTGCGCGCTGAAGGGTAAGGGGCCAGCCCCGAAGGCGCTCTGGCGTATTCCCGCATCGCGAATGAAGGGCGACCAGGGGCGCAAGGCCGAAGAGGCCGGGGAGCACCTCGTGCCGCTCGCGCAGGCATCGGTGGACGTGCTGCGCGTGCTCTACCAGCTGACAGGCGAGCTGGCGCTCGTCTTCCCGGGGGAGCGGCACGTGCATCGGCCGATGTCCGAGAACACGCTGAACGCGCTGCTCAAGCGGGCCGGCTACCACGACCGGCACGTCGCGCATGGCTTCCGGGCGGCGTTCAGCACGATCATGAACGAGCGCGCGAAAGCGCAGAAGCTCGACGGCGACCGGGCGGTGATCGACCTGATGCTGGCGCATGTGCCGGCGAACAAGATCGAGGGCGCCTACAACCGGGCCGATTACATGCCGCGGCGCCGCGAACTGGCGAATGAATGGGCCGATCTGCTGGTCCGCGACTTCTGGCCGCCTGACACGCTGCCCGGACAGCCGATCCGCTATGCCGCGAACGGCCCCGGCCGGGCGCACGACGCGCGGCTGGCAGCGTGACCTCGCCGCCGGGTGGGTTCCAGTCGCCGCAGCGTCCGCGGCCACAGCGCCGGGCCATGGTGATCAACGCGATCGAGATCCTTCGTGAGGCGATGCGCGCCGCCTGGGACGCGCCGATCGAGCCAACCCGCGCGGTCGACCTCGCTCTCGACACGTTGATACGCGAGGAAGTCGCCGAGGATCACCAGGCCGGGCGCTATGTCGACGCCATGACGAGCCACCGAGACGTGGTAGGCACCGTCGACGGTTACATGCGTCAGACCAACATGGAGCAGATGCTGATGACCTGGGAATCGGAGGTGCGCCGCCGCGATCGGAGGGGGTTGCGCCATGGCGAGCCGTTTCCGCCTGATCCTTTCGCGCGCTAGCTCACAGCCAAGGGTCAATGGCCCAGCGAAACAGCGCATAGAATGCGAGGGCCCCGAGCAGCAAAGTGATGCCGATGGGCGGCTGGCGCATCATGACCGCTTCGCCACTGCCGCGACGCCAGCCGCAGTGGCCTTGAACATGTTCCCGTCGACCTCGCCCAGGCCGATCTTCACCAGGCCGCGGCCGACGCGGAATTGCTCCTGGCCGTGCAGCCGGAAGGCGTGGACGCCGCCCTCGGACGACACCGTGAGGAAGAGGCGCTCTTCGTCGCTCAGTGACCGGGCGAGCGGCTGGAAGTAGGGTTCGGGCTTCACAGATCGCCCGGCTTGAGATTGCGGAAATCAATCGACTGAATCGCTACGACGCGCGAGCTGGTGTTCAATCGCTCGGCCACATCGGCCGCCATCTCGTCGTCGATGCAGGTCGCAATTGGGCTGGACCAGGTCCGCGCGTAGACGAGCGGACCGATTGCCTTCACCGGGAAGTCGTCGTCGGTAAGTTTCACTTTCGGTCTCCTTCGCTCAGTGGCTGGGCGAGCGGGGGGAGTATGGCTCGGGCTTCACGTGCTCAGGATGTCAAATCTCGATCCAGAAAGTCAATCGGAGTGATCATCGGGCGTCTCCGCGTTCGGCGAAGGTCGAACAGGCATCGTGACAATCACCGTTATTACCGAGGCAATCGGGATCGCCCTTGGGACAGCCGTCGTCGCGCTTAGCCGATGCCGAGAATGCTTCAATCGTCGTCTTGACCGGGGAAACACCCAAGCTCTGCGGCGATTGCCCGGTGACGATTGCCCCGGAGCGGTGCGCCACCAGATAGCGTCCGTCTGGCCAGCAAATCGTGAAATCGTCATCGCTGTCGTCGTACTCGACGTGGAAGCGCTCATAGGCATCTGCCGCAGCATCAATGTGCCGCTGCTCCACAACGGGCGTAGTCTTATCGGTCATGATTGGGCTCCTGCTTGGGCGCGGATGGCGGTGGCACAGAGGGCCAGCGCCAGTTGCTCGGGGGTAGCCTTATCCATGGGGACGGCGCTCATCGGCCCAGTTCCCGCTTCTGTCGGGCATCGGCCTCGTACCGCTCCTGCATGGTGATCGGCGGTTCGCCCTCGCACATGTCCGAAAAAGCATCGGCGGCAGCGTCGTCCAGTTCGTCCTGCGTCATTGGGCGCCAGCCATGGCCAAGGCATTCGGGGCAATCGACGGTGAAGTCGTCAGGCGACAAGTCATCGTGGCCGACGAAGCGCGAACGGCGGTTCGGATTGACGCCGCCGACCTCGCCGTGGCCGATGCAGCGCGGGCATTCGATCTCACTCATCGTCATCACCGAGTTCCTCCCACGGACAGAAGCCGCCGGTCTCTTCCTCAATGTCGCAGGAGCGCGGGCTGCAAGCGCCGCAAAATGGGCACAAGTCCAAATCACCCAGATGGCGGATGTGCTCGGCCAGAGCTTTGTCCGGCATCACATTTTCCTTTCGCAGTAAAAACAGTTGTGCGGCCCACTCTCCATCGACGTGTCGAGCTGGTGGCGGCGGGTCGGGGAGCTTGGGCACTCGGGCCCATCATCAGGCTCCGCATCAGCAATGGCCTGATACTTGGCGGACAGGGCCAACAGCGCATCTACCATGGGTCGGTCGATGTGCTCGCTACCGGGACAGGCCGCCTCCATCTCGTCGACGGCGGTCCAGTGGATCGCGTTCAGGGCGATCATGGCGCTCCTGACTGCCTCGGCCGCGATCTCCAGATCGGCAGCGATCTGCCACGGCTTGCTTCTATCCTGCATGGGGAGTGGCCTGGGCTTTGGTGAGGGCCTGTGTGGCGAGGAAGACGAACCGCTCGTTGGTGGCCGCCTTCTCGTGCTTCCCGGCGGCGCGGTGCTCGCGGGCGTAGAAGTCGAACTGATCGCGGCAGGCTTTCAGGGCCTCCAGCAGATCAGGCGCGGCGGCGATCAGGCGGGCGTTGGCTTCCCACGGATCGGTCTTGTTGGCGCGATGGATGGCGAGGTCTTCGTCATCGAGGCAATAAGGATCGCGCGCCTGGCAAATGACCGGCGAAAAGCCATCAGCGTCGACGGGGGCCCGAACGATACCCCAGTCGTCAAGCTCGCGTGAGCGATAGGACCAAGGTCCAGGCGTATGTGGCGTATGCTCAGACATACATAGTTCCCTTACGTGTGAGCCGCGACGCTGGCCGCGATGTCGGAGACCACGCGCCACTTCGCGATCGTCATGTCGCTGATCTCGACGCCGAACTTCTCTTCCAGCGCGAGGGCGATCGTGACGCGCTCCAGGCTGTCGAGGCCGAGATCGTCGACAAGGTGGCTGTCGAGCTCGGCGTCGGCGATCCGGAGCGTCCGCGGGAGAGCGCGAAGCTCGGTGCGGATGAAGGGCAGGATTTCGGATTGCGACGTCATGCCGCCTGGCGCGCCTGCAGGGCGTCATCGATCCAGGCTTTCACCTCCCGCTCGCTCCAGCGCGCGGAGGCGCTGCCCATCGGGTTGCATTGCTGCGGAAATTTCCCGACCTTCATCATGTTGTAGATGCTGGTCTTGCCGTAGCCGGTCATATCCACGACCTGCCGCAGCTTCAGCAGTCGGTCGAAGTCGTCTTTGTCGTCGTCGTTGCTCATCATTGGCCGAGCCCCAATTCGAAGGCCCGCGCCATGAAGGCGTCATAGGCGCGCTGCGGGGAGAGGCAGTCGAGGTGGACGTCGAGCGGCTTGACCTTGTCCGTCCACTTCCACTTGTCGCGATTGCTCATGAGCTGAACCTGCTCGGTGGCCAGCATAACGCGATCGGCGGCTTTCACTTCGGCTGGCAGCTCGACCGGAAGGCCGAGCGCTGGGAACAGCTTCGCTTCGACGTCGCGCTCGATCGCCTGATAGTCGGGCAGGATCTCCTTCAGCGGCTTGGGCATGTCGCAGATGAACGCCTCGGCTGCGTCATGAAGCAGGCCGGCGACGGCGTGCTCGGGCGGCACCAGGCGCGAGACCCAGACCGAATGCTCCGCGACGGAATAGAACGGGTCGCACTGGCCGCCGAACCGGCAGGTGTTCGACAGGCCCCGCGCGATCGCGTTCATCGTGAAGCAGCCGGCGTCGGGCACCTTGTAGCTGAAGTACAGGCCGTCGGCCGTCAGGATCGTCGGGCCCTCGATGAGGAGTGGCTTGTTCATACGAACACCTTTGCGGCTATGGCGCCGACAATCGCGGCGATGGCGAGGCTGAAGAGGTCGAGGCCGACCTCGCGGACGAAGTCGATCACGAGAGAAGGCCTCCGATCTCGAGCACCACCCAGGCGATGCCGGCCGCGACGATCAGCGTAATGCCGATCCGATCGAGCACCGCGTCGGTGCGCCGGCAGTCCGCGGCGTGGGCTTCGTGGGCTTCGTGATCAAAAGGGTGGCCGGACGGCTGACGTTCGGGGGGGATGGGAATCGGGCCATCCGTCCGGCCTGGCGGCTGGCACGCGGGGGATATGTACGTGCTGCCGTTTTCGATGATGGGGGAGCGGCGCATCAGCGGCGCTTCCGGTTGAAGGGTGCGCGGCGCGGGCCGCGGGGCATCGCCTCCTCGGGCGTTGCCGTGAGCTGGTCGAGCTCGACGCGCAGGTTCGCGGTGCTGGCCTCGCGCGGCCAGGCCGTCGTGCGCGAGATCAGGCGAGTGCCGTCGCGGTTGTGCTGCAGGATCCGAACCGGCTCCGCCTCGGGGCGGTCACGGTTCGGCTTCAGCCAGGCGGTGCTACCGACCTGGGGAAATTCGGCTTCGAGTGCGAGCATGTGGATTCTCCATGCCGGGTGCGCGCTGTCAGCTCACCCGGTCGACGTGGAGAATATTACGGAGATCGTATCTCAAGTGTCAATACGGTTTTCGTACCTAAGGTTTAAAAAGGCCGAGCCAGAATCTGTCTTGATCGAATGTTCCCCCTATGTTCCAAATGGGTCCGCATCGAATCGATAGGGAGCGGTATGCGTAGGGGTTGCAGGATTGAGCTGTTTGGTCGGCCTCAGGGGCCGGTCAGGGATAACGTCGACGAAGCTCAGCAGGACGCCATGCGCCTCAAGCTCGGTTCCTTCGATGAGGACGGTCGGTTTTATCTGGATGCCGGTGCAGAGCTGCGCTGGGTACCTGTCGCCCAGGTGCAAGCAGCGTGACTATTTCATCCGACGTAGGTGCTCCGCTCCGATCAGTACCGAAACTACCCGCCCAACTACGTTAACGGGCTCCGCGCCAAGCGCGATCTCCTTGTGCGCCGGATCGCTCGACATCGGCACGAGACGCGCAGGGTCCTGCATGAATCTCTTGAAGGTGAACTCACCGGCCTGATTCAAAACGTATAAGTCCCCCGCGAACAAGTTCTTGTCGCTCGGATCGACGATGACGTCGCAGCCAAACGGCGCGATCCTGTTCATACTTTCGCCATCAACTTCGAGAGCGAAGACGCCCTTGGGAAGGCCGGCCGGCACCTCGATCGAGCCGGACGCTTCCGCAAGCGCCTCACGCAGCGCGCCGGCTGGAACCAAGCCGATCCGCGCCACTCGGCGCACGGATGGGTCGGGCCCCTCATCCATGCCAAAGTAGCGGACGAGGATTGGCATCTCGCGCTGCTGCACCTTCCGGGTGCCCTTGACCATCTCGCTCACTCGAGGTGGCGCTATGCCGAGCTCGTCGGCCAGCTCCTTCTGGCTCACCTTGTTCGACGAGATCCAGCGGCGCAACTCTTCCAAGATTTCGTCATGGGTCACCATTCCGCGACCCTGCGAAATTCGTATGGAACCGTCGATAACGGACTTCGTATTTTCGCTTGCGCTGTAAATACGGTTATCGTATCTATCCGGCATGGAGACAGTACCTGACATCCTGAACGAGCTTGGCGGCGTGACCGCCATCTCCAACGAGACCGGCATACCGTTGACGACGGTACACAGTTGGAAGCGGACAGGGTTTGTGCCCCCTTGGCGCGTTCCCACTCTGGTGTTGCTGGCCCAGCGGCTTGGCAAATCCATCACGGAAGCGAGCTTTCCGCAGCGCAAGCCGCCTGTGCCGGTCGACGAGGAGCCGACACCCGTCCCGGTCTGCGAGCTGTGCGACGAACCGCTGCCCGATGGCGCGGTGCCCGTCTGCCCCGAGGCTGACTGCCCGGTGCCGGCGAAGAAGGCGGCTTAGATGAGCCCGCCATTCACCCCTGAACAGGAAGCGCGCCTCCGCGAGATCGTCGCAGAACGCGAGCGCCGGCCGATCTGTACCGGTGACACGCCGCTCGTTGTCGGCGATGCCAAGATAGACGTCAGTCTTCTCGACGATCTGATCGCAGTCGCTCGCGCACGCCGGAAAAGAACATGGCGAGGCGCAATGATAGTTGCTCTTGCATCGCTGCCATCTCTTCTTCGCTGGGCGTCTCGCCGAAAATCGTTGCTGGTAATTCAGCCTGACGGCAAATCTCATCAACCAGCCGGGGGACGTCTTCATGACTAGCCCCCAATTCGCGCAAGACGAGCGCGTACAGGTTTTCCAGCAGGAAGTTGATCTTGCTGAATTCGACGGCGGCTCTTTCTTCCATCTCCATTCCCCTGCTGGTCTCGACAACCGCAGGATGGCCTCCACCGGGCGGGAGTCAATCTCGCCCGGTGGAGGCGGCGCGGAAGTGTGTTGCTCCATGCCCAGCTTCTAGAACGGAGGTCCGCTAGGATCATGCCGAATAATCCGAACATCCTCGAACACATGCGCGACCGACAGCGGCGGATGTTCCGCATCGCTATGGACCCGGCACGTTATGGGCTGACGCTGAAGGCGATCAGCATCGACAGCGGTCTGAATTACGACAGCCTGCGCAACTATTGCTCGGGCGACACCATCATGCCCCTGACCGCGCTCGATGCGCTGATCGGCGTCGTCCCTGACGAACTGCTCTCGCTGCTGCTGCCTCAGGGCCGCCAGATCATCGCAGCACCCGACGAGCTCGACCATGATCGCCTTTGCGAGCTCGCCCAGGACTACCTGCGCGAGAAAGCTCATGCGCATCATCCCGAGAGCCCCAACGGGCGGGACATCAGCGCATGCGAAGATGTCACCCTGAGGGGGAAGGCCGCGGTTCTCAAAGCGGTCGCATAACCGCCCGCCCTGAGGTGGGGCCGGCAACAATGGAGCATAGGCGATGGCCGAGGCTACGGACGATAGGTTGCGTCTGCTGATCGAGCGCGTGGAGCGCCTCGAAGAGGAGAAGAAGGGCATCGGGGACGACATCTCCGACGTCTACCTCGAGGCGAAGGCGGTCGGGTACGACGTCAAGATCATGCGCCAGATCGTGCGGTTGCGGAAGATGGCGCCCGACGACCGGAAAGAGATGGAGTCGGTCCTCGATCTCTACAAGGCGGCCCTGGGCCTCGCCTGATGAGCGGCAATCCCTTCGCTGCTACCGGCAAGGGACCGTGGTACGCGGCCGGACGCAAGGCTGAGAAGCCTGCCCGGTCGCGTAGCGCCGCGCCGGCGGCTGGCAAGTCGAAGCCCGCGAAAGTGCCGGTGCCGTTCGATGGTGCACGCGCGATCGCCGGGCTGACCGATCTCCCGGCCGGCAACCGCCTCGTGCTGCCCTGGCCCCCGAAGGAGCTCAACCCGAACAACAGGTCGCTGCACCCGGCCAAGCGTTCCGGCTTCGTGAAGCGCTATAGGCACGACTGCTGGGCGCTGGCGCTTGAAGCGTTCGGCGTCGGCGGCGGTGCCGTGCTGTTTCCCGGCGCCGCGCCGATCGCGGTGCGCCTCGACTTCTTTCCCCCCGACGGTCGCAGCCGCGACGACGACAACTGCGAGGCCGCCTTCAAGGCTGGCCGTGACGGTGTCGCCCAGGCGCTGAACGTCGACGACCGCCGCTTCGTCGTCACCCGCCGCCTGCGCCCCGAAGTGCGCGGCTGCGTGGTGATGACCTTCCTTGAAGGGTTTTCCGAATGAGCCGCGTTGAGCATATCGGCCCCGCGACGCTCTACCTGGGCGACGCCTATGCGATCCGTCCGACCCTCGGGTGGATGGACGCCGAAGTCATGGACCCGCAGTACGAGTTCAACAACTCCGGCGGCGGTGCGTTTCGCAAGGCGCGCGGCGCCAGCGATCAGATCGTAGACGAGGGACTCGACCAGGGCTTCGATCAGCGGATCATCAACCCGTTGCTCTGCGGCTCGGTCGTCGTGTTCTGCCACAACGACCAGCTCTCGAAGCTGCTCCCCTATCTCGACGGCAGCTTCCGACGCTTCGTCGTGCTGATCTGGCAGAAGCCGAACCCGTCGCCGATGGCCAACAAGCACTACTTGGCCGACACCGAACCTTTCGTTCATGCTTGGAACCCCGGCTATCATCCCCAGGGCGAGCATCACGACAAGCACCGCTTCGTGCTCAGCGGCTCGCTGCCATCGAAGGTCTACGGCCACCCGACGGTCAAGCCCGACCTCGTCATGGACAAGATCCTGCGCAATGTCGCCGGAACGCGCGTTTGCGATCCCTTCATGGGGACCGGATCGACCGGCGTCGCGGCGATCAAGGCGGGCAAGCAGTTCGTCGGCATCGAGAAGAACCCCCAGCACTTCGAGACCGCCCTAGCCCGCATCACCGCGGCTGTGGCGCAGATCGCGGAGGCCGCATGAGCACGCCGCTCTCCACCCAGCAGTATGACCTGCTCGAGCGCGCCCAAGATCCGAACGGCGCGGCGCTCTACCGCGGCGGCTGGCACACGGCCCGCTCGCTCGTCGCGCGCGGGCTCGGCGAGATCGTCCGGCCGCTGCCGATAGCGAAGTGGTATCCCCGCGAAGGCCGGTTCATCCGCAACGATGCCGGTGTCGCCGCGCTGGGGGCGTTGCCCAAGGGCACCGTCAGCGACCCGCTCTATTCGCAGCGCGCCATCGCTGTGGCCGCGCGGCTGGCCGGCAGCAAACCCGAACAGCTTCTGTCCGACTGGCGCCGCCCGAAGATCCTCGTCCGCGCTCGATGGGCGGTGATGATGGGCATGGCTAAGCGCGGAGCGGGACAATCCGCCATCGGCCGTCGCCTGTGCCGCGATCACGCGACAGTGCAGTACGGCATCAGCCGGGGCAACGCGCTGGCGGCGCGCGACGCTGCCTTCGCCCGGCTTGTCGCGGAGGTTGATGCCGCATGACGGGAACCTGCACCGTTTGCGGCACGCCGCTCGCCCGGGGCAATACCACCGGGCTGTGCAGACCGCACTATCTCGCCGACGCCGTCGCACGGCGCCGAGCGTGCGCCGCTGGGCGTAACGCCAGTCGACCGACGCAGTGCTCGGAATGCGCAGCACCGATCACCCGACACAGCCGTAGCGGCCGATGCCGTCCCTGCGCCATGAACAGCGCCGACGTGAACACGCGCCGCACTGACGCCATCCGTGCCGCCCTGTCCGACCCAGAGACCCGCGACCGTCACCGCCGCGCCGTTGCCCAGGCCAATCGCTCACCCGAGAAGCGGGAGAAGTCCCGCGCCGCGGCAATGCGGCTGCGGCCATGGGAGCGCGCGCTCGCCGCCGTCACGCCCGAATCCCGCCAGCGCGCGGCGAAGACGCTGAGCAACCGGCGGCTGGCGCACATTCCCCCGTCGAAACGCGAGGAGCGCCGCAGGCTGCTCAATCGCGGCTTCACCGCCGAGGAGGCCACCCGCATCGTTCTCGACGAACATGCGCGCGAGGTATCAAGTCGACTGAAGAGCGAGGCACCATGAGCAATCGCGAGCGCAACGCCCAGATCGTCGCCGAATTCCTGGCCGGCACGCCCGCCGTCGAACTGGCGCGGCAGCACCGCATCAGTCGGCAGCACGTCGGCCAGCTCGCGCGCCGGCGCGGTCACCGCCTGCCACTTGGCCGGCCGCGGCTTCCGGAAATGAGCCCGGAGGAAAAGCGGCACTACCGCAAGGTCCAGCGTGTCCTCGGCGCGGCATCCGCGCGCGAGGCGCTCGGCATCACGCAACGCGGCGATCGGAGGATTGAGGCGTGAGAGATCGCAACTACAGGGGCGGCCCCATCATCTTCCGATGCGACGGCAGCGCGGCCGATTTCATCGAGACGGGCGAGCCCGAGTTCATCCCGGCACTGGCTGTGGCCAGGCGCGAGGGCTGGTCGGCGGTCGATCTCGGCCCGGGACACGGCTGGTGCCATTTCTGCCCGGCCTGCACCGAAGCCAAGGCCTGGATCGGCACCGACCGCATCAACGGGAAGCCGCTGTGAACCGCGCGCTGCCCACGCTGGCGTTCGCGCCGATCGACGACCGCGCCCGCAACGGCGAATGCTGGGAGGTCCGCGCGCCGGGCCAGCCGGCCAGCGTCGCGATGTATCTCGAGCGCGGCTGGCGGTTCGCCAACGGCCGCCGGCTCGACTTCGAACCAACCGAATATCTGCGGAGGGGATCATGAACCTGTTCCGACGTCGCAAGACGACGCCCACCGAAGCCGCCCAGACGCTCGCCGAGCTGTCCGTGCTCGCCGGCCGCGAGAGGATCCGCGCCCGCGCCCGGATCATGTGCGAGCAGTTGGGTCGGCCGGTACCCGAGGTGCTGCGGTGAAGCGGAAGAAAGGCATCAAGCATCGCCAGCGCCTACGGGCTGCAGTCGTAAGGCGCGATGGAGCACGGTGCGCTATATGTGGCGTGGCCGAAGTCACCAGCCAACGCGGGAAGTCCGGATTCATTACCGACGACGGCCTCCCGATCAGCAGGGTCTGGCAGGAATCTAGTCTCGAGCTTGATCATCGCACTGCTCTCAAGGACGGCGGCGAAGACCGGGCTGAAAACTGCCAGCTTCTGTGTGCTGAGTGCCACAAGGAAAAAACGCTGCGCGAGCGCAGAATTCGCGCGCGCGGCGGGGAAAGGCAGTCATGAGCAGCGAGACGTCCGCCTGGGCGAAAGAGCAGCGCTGCGGCGATCCGGTCACGAAGGCTGTGCTGATGGAAATCGCCAACTGGGCGAAGCCGAGCGGCTGCTGCGAGTTCCTCTCGGTGAAGCGCATAGCCGAGGTAGTCGAAATATCCGAGCGCACCGTGCAGCGCCACATCGCGCGGCTGGAAACCAGCGTGGCTGAAGGCGGACTCGGGCTGATCCAGCGAGCAGCGCGGCTCCGAAATGATGGGGGACAAGGGGCCAACGGCTTCGACTTGGTTGGATACCGAATGCCGTCCACACCCCCCCGTCAATCTGTCACCCCCCGGTGTCAGGTTGCCACCGGCCCCCGTCAACTTGACGGGGAACCCGGTGACAATCGTGTCACCCGATTAGGAGACAAGATTAATACCCTATCCCCCCCTAGCGGGGGGGATGCGCCCACCCCTGATTTTTCGAGCAAGTTGCTGAAAGAGAAGAAGGTCTGCATCACCGAGGACTGGACCCCTCCGCCGGTGTCCGAGCTCCCGGCGAAGGTGCGGGCGCTGGTGAGCACCTGGCCGAGCGGAGCCTATCAGGCCGTTTGCGAGACGTTCCGGCTCCACTACCTCGCCGAGGACCGACAGCGCACCCCGGCCCAGTGGCTGGCGCGGCTGGGCGCCTGGCTGACGGCCGATCACGCAAAGGTGCTCCGCGACGCCAAGGCCGGCGTCAGCTTCGCCGCGCTGGCGCCGGTGCAGGCCGGCACAGCCGTCGCCAAGCGCCCCCCGACCGCGCCGCCGGACTGCAAGGACGACGAGGACGAGCGCTCCGGGGCGGTGCACGCCGCGCTGCAAGCCAGCGAGGGCGAAGCGAACTGGCGGGCGTGGTTGCAGCCCTGCGCCATCCTGATCAGCGGAGGCGATACCCAGCCGAGCGTGACCGTCGTCACCACCAGCGACTTCCTGCGCGACGCCGTGCAGAGCCGGTTCGAACAAGCCATCCGCACCGCCGCGCGCACCGCCTTCGGCAAGACTCCAGGCTGGGTTCGCTTCGACGCCCAGCGGCCCGCCGCCATCGCGAGGACCGGCACCGATGGCTAACCGGTCCTACCAGCGCAACCTCTCGCCGGCGCTGCTCGTCACGAACGGAGATGGGACCGTCGCCCGCGTCGAGTGCGCCGCGCCCGGATGCAGCACGGCCGATCAGTGGCGCATCAACGGCCGCCTGCCGCCAGCCGGAATCGTGAAGACCCATTTCACCCGCCGCGGCTGGGAGATCAGCCGCAAAGCCACCTGCCCAGCCTGCCAGAGGAAACCGAAGATGGCCGACATCTCTCACGCGAAGCCGATCCTGCATATCGCGACCACCGACGCTGCGAAGAGCGAAGCCGCCCGCAAGGCGCGCCGTCTCGTCTATCAGGCGCTCGAGGATCGGTATGACGACGTGAAGAAGCGCTATCGCCCGACCTACAGCGACAAGACGGTCGCGAAGGAATGCGACGTCGCCGAAGCCTTCGTGAAGCAGATCCGCGAAGAGGATTTCGGGCCGCTGTCGGTGCCGGACGAGGTGCAGGCACTGCGTGACGAGGCTGCGCTGGCGATGAAGGCGGCCGCCGACCTCACCAAGCGGCTCGACGCGCTCTGCCTGCGTAACGGCTGGGTCGCATGATGGAGCTGGTGCTCAGGTTCTGCACGGATTGCGCCCACAGCATCCCCAGCCGCGGGCACTTCCCGGTGTACTGCAGCCGCCCGCTACCGGGTGGCCGTGTCGATCTCGTTACGGGCCGGGAAGCCCGGATCTACGCCAGCGCATCGTCAGAGCGCCGAAACACGAAGACCATCTTGGGCCGCGAACGCTGCGGGCCGATGGCTAAGTTCTTCACTGCGTGCCAGCCGCCTTCCGGTGGACCGGCACCGCGTCCGTTCAGGGGTTGAGAATGACCGAATGGTGCATCCTGCGCACGACGCCGGGCAGCACGATCGCGCTGGCGGCGGCTCTGGCAGAGGCGGGTTTCACGGTGTGGACGCCGATCGCGAAACGGCTGCGAACTGACAGCCAGCCGAAGAATTTGGATTCAGTGCCGCTTGTGAAGCCGCGGTTCAAGAAGGACGACGAGATTACCCTCCCGGTTGTGCCTACCTATGTCTTCGCCAGCTATGATCGCGTTGCCGACCTCCTGCGGCTGGCTGACGCGCCGTCACTTACCTATCGGGTGTGGGACAAGGACGAGCGCCGGTTTGTCGTGCGCGGACGGCCGCACTTCATCGTCTTCAGGACCGGGGACATCGTGCCTCGCGTGCCAGATCTTCAGCTCGGCCCACTGCGCGAGGAGGAGCTGCTCGCCGCCGAGCGTTCGGCGAACCGAGCGCGGCGAAAGCGCGGCAAACGCGGGCATGCTGGAAAACAGTTCAATGTCGGTACGCAGGTGCGCGCGCCGGAAGGTCCATACGCGGGCCTCGACGGTCAGGTGATCCCTGGGAGGCGCGCCGCCACGGTGCGCGTCGCCTTCGCTGGTGGCGCCGTCGAGGTGGAAATCGCGCCTTGGCTTCTCGAGGAGATTCCGGTAGATCGAGAGGACATCAGCGCCATAGCGGCGTGACGCCAGAGCAAGCTCCCTACGGGTCGAGACGCATGGTGGAAGCAGGGCACCGCGAGGCTGGCCCTGCTGCGCAATGAGCGCAACCCTTCTGCTCTTGGAGATCATCATGACCACCACCGTCACCGTGACGACGCACGCCTGGCCCGTCGAGGTCACCATCACCGACGACTACGATCTCTCGACCGATCGCCATGTGTACCACGCCGAGACCAGCATCGTGCCGCCCGACAGCAAGCAGGACTTCTACCTGACGAGCACGCGGTCGATTAGCTATCGCGAGATGCCGATCCCGCACGTCGAGGGCATGGCCGCAGCGGGCTGATGCCCAGCCGCCCGCCGGGGCTGAAGGCCAAGCCGAAGAAGCCGGCCCATCGGTGGGATCGCAAGCAGACCACCACCGAGCGCGGCTATGGATGGCGGCACCAGCAGATGCGGGAGGTCGTGCTGCGCGAGGAGCCGCTCTGCCAAGCCTGCCTCGCCGCCGAACCCAAGCGCTACACGCAGAGCGCCATCGCCGATCACATCACCCCGCTGGCCGAGGGCGGCACCAGCGACCGGGGCAACTACCAAGGCCTGTGCCAACCCTGCTCGGACGCGAAGACGGCCGCCGAGGCCCGCCGCGCCCACCGACGTTCACCCAGAGGCCCGCGAACCTGAACGACCCGGCGCCCAAGGGGGGGGCGGGTCGAAAGTCCAGGGCCGCGGGCTCCCTGACCGGTGTGTCTCTCAAATTTTTGCGCGCGCGAATTAAACTTTCGGATGCAATTAAATTTCTGGAGCGATCCATGAAGCCAGGTCGCAAGGCCGAGCCGCCGGCGACCAAGGGGGCCCGCGGCACGCTGAAACCCTACCGTGACGACGGCCGCACCGAACTGCTGGTGCCCGGATCGCCCCCGGCCCAGCCCGACTATCTGACCGCCGAGGCGATCGACGTCTGGCAAGAGGAGATCGGCCGCGTGATGGCGGCTGGTGTCGCTGAGATCGATAGCTCGCTGTTCGCGCGATACTGTTCACTGGAAGCACTCGTGCGCCAGGCGTTCAACGCCGGCGGCGAGCCTCCCCCGGCCGCATACCTCACCGTACTTCGCCAGTACGCGGAGTTGCTCGGAATCGCTGGCCGAAAAAGCCGTGTAGGCAAGGTGGCCGATGACGCGATCAAGAGCAGGAACCCGTTCAAGAAAATCGGCACCGGCCGCCGCTGACGACCACGCGGCGATCGCGCTGGCCTATGCGAAGGCTGCCGTCGCGGACAGGAAACAGCGGCGCCACTGCAAATGGGTGCGGCTTGCGGCGCAGCGCCACCTCGACGACCTGAAGCGGAGCCGGAGGAAAGACTGGCCCTACAGGTTCGACACCAACCACGCGAACGACGTCTGCGAGTTCACCGAGCTCCTGCCTCACGTTGAGGGTGTCTGGGACGAACCGAATATCCGGCTCGAGCCCTTTCAGATTTTCATCCTCGCCTGCGTGTTCGGCTGGCGCCGCAAGGACAACGGGCATCGCCGGTTCACCGTCGTGTACGAGGAAGTGGCCCGCAAGAACGCGAAGTCGACGAAGACGGCCGCCGTGTCGCTCTACTGCCTCGCCTGCGAGGACGAGCCCGGCGCCCAGGTGCTGACTGCTGCCACGACGTTTGACCAGGCGAAGAAGGTTTTCCACCCGGCCAAGCGCATGGTCGAGAAGCTGCCCGACCTGCAGGAAGCATACGGGCTGGAGCCCTGGGCGAAGTCGATCACCTGCGGAGACAACGGCGGCTACATGCAGCCGATCCACTCGAAGTCGAAAACACAGGACGGCCACAACCCGCACCTCGTCACGATGGACGAGCTGCACGCCCATGCCGATCGCGGGCTCTACGACGTGATGCGCTCGGCTTTCGGCGCGCGCCGAAATCCGCTGCTCTGGCAGATCACGACGGCCGGCTTCAATCTCCACGGCGTCTGCTACGACCAGCGCAGGCTGGCGACCAAGATCCTCGAGCAGGCGGTGGAGGCCGAACACTTCTTCGCGATCATCTTCACGATCGATTCCGCCGATGACTATGGCGACGGTCGAACGGTCGGCGATGATCCCTACGACCCGGCCGTCTGGATCAAGGCCAACCCGCTGATGGAAGCATCGCAGCCGCTGCGCGACGAGGTCGCGAAGGCGGCGATCGAGGCGAAGGTCGGCGACGAAGGTGAGTTCAAGACCAAGCACCTCAACCTCTGGCTGGGCGCCGCCAGCACCTGGCTCAACGTGCAGCAGTGGATCGCATGCGGCGATCCCACCCTGCGCCTCTCCGACTTCCGCGGCCTCGAATGCTTCATCGGCACCGACCTTTCGGACAAGGACGACATCACCGCGATCGCCCTCGCCGCAATCGATGCCGATGGCCGGTTGCTGCTGAAGACATGGTTCTACCTGCCCGAGGCCGCGCTCTCGCGAACCTCGCAGAGCGAGAAGGATCAGGTCGCGCTCTACAAGCAGTGGAAGGCCGCCGGGAAGCTGATCACCACGCCGGGCGACTTCATCGACCACCGCGTGATCGCGCGGAAGATCAGCAAGCTGAAGAAGGCGCTGGGCGTGAAGAAGGCGACCGGGGATCAGTATGTCTGGCCCGTCGTCGCATCGGGTCTCAACGAAGAGCACGACGATGGCGATGGGTTCGCGGTCGTCCTGCCGAAGAACGCGAAGAACGTCACGACGCCGGCCAAGGAATTGGAGGCGCGCGTGAAAGCCGGGCCCCATCAGCTCCGGCATGATGCCAATCCCGTCATGGCCTGGATGGCCGGCAATGCGGTTGTCGATCGCCGTGTGGACGGCTCGATCCTGCCGAAGAAGGAGAAGCCGATGTCGCCCCAGAAGATCGACGGCATCGACGCGGCCGTGAACGCTATCGCGCCCATGACGCTGGTCCCTGAAGATGAGGGCACCGATCTCGGCAGC